TAAGCTCTCCAAGGTTTTGACCCCCTGGAAGTGTGGTAATTTCAGTTCCTCTACCACCTTCGCGGCGAGGTAACCAGAAATCTTCCATCATAGACATGTATTTACGATCATCTCTGATCTCACCAGTAGCAGCATCGTATACTAATTTGTTACGATACCTACCCATAACTTCACGTAAGTATTGTTCTGCCTTAACTTTAGGTAAGTTACCTACGTCAATGTAGAAGATCCTACGTTCAGGTGCACGAGAGATTCTATAAATTACTAGACTATCCTCAATCATTCTAAGTTGATTGAGTACTTTAATACCTTTATGCAAATAAGATAATACGATATTTCTATTCGTATCCATGATACCAGAGGTAACATAGGTTATCGCATCCTTTGCAATTTTGATTCCGCTATTAGCAGATGTATTGTTTAAACCTTTAGGGTTGTATATAAAATACTCTTCGGAAGTACCGAAGTCATACTTCATAAATTCATCTGCAGTTTTGGGCTTATTAATCTGCCTTACTTTTTTGATCTTAGAAGGATCAATATAACGAACTTCAAGAATACCATCTTGAGGTGCATCTAAATTAATTACCTTATGATAATATAAACGCCCATCGATATACCATCTACGGAACATCTCATGGGCTTTACCATCAAAGGCAAATAGATTTTTAATGTAATCAAACTCAGTACGAATCATCCCTTTAACACTTTCGCTAACTTCGAGGTTATCTAAGTTAACTTGGACAGGACTATCGTTTTTATCAGCAACAATAGCTTCATGAATAATATCTTCAATAGCTGAATCCACTTCTGGATGCATCGCCATCTCACGATACTTCTTCACCATATCGTACTCGGTCTTGAAGTTACCATCTAGGTCAAGATACTGACCATAGTAACCACCCGCAATATAACTGGTTGCGCCGTCCTCGCTTGAAGGTGCTATCGGAGAAGGAGCTCTATCCTTCTCCGTTGCTTTCTTCTTAAACGAGAAACCGAATAACTCTGCCATAATATTTTTGGTTTCTGCTTACCTACTATTTATGAGGCCAGAAATCATGCGGATACACGATTAATGGTTTCCCCATCCTTAGTGACATGGTATTGATATGCAAACTCAACATCAAATTCTTCATAAGAATCATTGTTGTCATAAGCAACTGATATCTGTGAAACACTTACAGGGAATGCCTGTACCAGTTCATAGGAACGAATTGCCTTTAACTTGTCTGATCCAAATTTATCAAATTGAGTAACAGTAATATCTTTAAATATTGATTCGACATCTGCTTCCGCGATGTTAGCATCAACACCATTGGTCAATTGAATCCACTTTTCATATGCAGAACGCATCTTAAATGCGTCATCATTGTAGAATGTACCAGTCCATGTTTCATAAGTTCTGTCACCAGGAACTTTAATAACACGTCCACGGAAAGGAAGTTCAACTGTACCTACGTTAGTTGCTGGTAATGCAGCAGACTTACATAAGTAAGCAACTCCATCTTCACCAGCCTTTAAAACTGGATCAGTCACAACGTCTGGCCATTGATGTGTAACCTGAAAGAGGTTAGGTCTAACTGCACCTCTTATTGCTTTTTGGAACGTTAGGATCCCTAATGGTTTAGCCATTTTCTTAGTGTGCTCCTTTAATTAATTAGCGTTTGGGGACGACTTCTTCAAAGCTAACACCAGTACGTGTTGCAATGAATGTCAGTGTGATGAAGTTGATCGAGCGTGCTGGCTTGATATAGAAATCAGCCTTGAACTCGTTACTATCAATGACTGCACCAGTGTTATTGGTTTCGTCGCAAACTACCAAGAAATCAGTGATACCTCTTTCGGCTTGAATGCCTCTAAGATATGGTTCAACAACATTCTTGAAGTTGTTACGAGTGAATTCGTCATTAAGTTCAAAAAGAACCCCCTTCGCAGCGTTGCCGATTGTCTTCTCAATCACGTTGAAGAGACGGCGAACGTTAATGCGATCAAAAGCAGATGGTGAAGCGAGAGCAGTTTTGTCTCCGAACAGGATGATACCCTGACCAGGAAGAGAAGTAACTGGGTTAATTCTATTCTGATAGAGTTTATCTCTCTCTGTTCTTGTTGGTGAGAATGCAAGTTTAACAGCATTCTTGATTGCACCACGATTCAAACCAGCAGGTGAGAACCAAGGCAATCCATTAGCAGTAGTAGCGGCACATAGTCCAGCAACATCTCCGTTGCAGGGAACGTAACGATACTTGTCACTAAATCTGTCGTAGACATACTTCCAAGTATTATCAAACACACCGAATGATGTTGCTTGAAGTGTATCGTAGAAGTCAACTACGTTTTGTGTTTGTGTTGCAGAGCTTGTTACTCCAACAACATCTCCTCTATATGGTGAGAGGAATGCGATACAATCTTTACGAGCAGAAGAGATTGTTAATGCAGCAGCTGCAACAGCCTTAGAATTAGTCTTTGCAGATGCACCACTTCCAGTATCTCCTGGACCTGCCAGTAGATAATCGATCATGATTGTTTCAGGATCAGCAAACTCTTGCATTGCTGAAATGATTTCTCCAGATGTCGCACCACCTGATTCAGCACCTTTTGCCAAGGTGTAAGATCTTCCACCGATTAAATCAAATGCGGTTGTGCTATCGTTACCAGCGTTATTAGTACCAGCGAGGTTACCAGTGGCAGCTTGGTTAGCACTTACATCGTATAGATCAGTAGCTTCATGAGATCCCCAGTATACCCAATTGGATTTATCTAGGAAGACTTGAGGATAGTAGTTACCAGATCCTTCAGCAGTTTTACCATTATTTGCTTTAGACAAATATGTAAACTTCTCAAGAACTGTATTTGGAACTCCGCTGATATCGCCTGTTCCGTCATATACTACAACATGAATTTCATCCTTCGATCCACCACGAGCAGATACGAAAGGAGAAGTTCCAGGACGAGGACCAATTGAACTCCAATTAAGACCTGTAAAAACTGTTTGCTCATCATACCATGAGACAGTTGCAGTGACATTGAGGTCGGTAACACCGTTCTCAATAAGGTCAGTTGCGACCCATGTATCAGAAGTAATTAAGGATACTTTGTTGTTAGTGCCATCCCAAGCAAAGATGTACCCAGATTTAGCACCGTTGGGGCTAGCAGAGGCGGTCTGAACTTGGGTACCTACTGTTGTTGTTCCTAATGCACCGTCAAGGGTTAAAGTTATATCAGCACCAGCATCTATAGTTGCTACTCTTAGAGCATTCTGATCTGTACCGATATTTCTTGATGCCCACTTGAATGCATTATTACCTGCATCGAAGTAGGTTGCCTCGTATACATCTTTCGTTGGAATAGAAAGGATGTATGGTGAGGTTGTACCGTCGTCTGAAGCACTTAGTTGTCCTGAAGTAGATGCTCTTACTACATCCAATACTCCACCATATGATAGGAAACTTGCAGCAGTCCACCAAGTCTCTGCGTTTGCATCAGTGGGTTCACCGAAGGTTTCAATTAATTGAGCTTCTGTTGATATGCGTATCGGTGTCAATACTGGTCCTTTTGTGAAGGCACCAGCAATAGCTCCTACGTTTACGTCAACCGTCTCAATCGATCCAATGGTAAGATCTCTTTCTTGGATCTCTACCCCTGGCGATAGAAGCGTGCTAGCCATGCGTTTAACTCCTGATGATAAATCAATTTTTGTCTAATATTATTTAGAAAAAAGTGAATTTAGCGATAGTCCCACATAAAGTTTCTATCTCCATACTCATCTAATTTCCAATTTTCTGGATCAGAATCATTCATATCTATAGTCCATATGTTCCCATCGTTGTCCACAAGAGTTTCATCTTCCAACCCATCATCAATAAAACCAAAGGGAGACATGTCCTGTTCTATCTGATTCTTTTGTTCTTCATATATCTTCTTACGGATATCTTGATCCGTCATCTCCTTAAAGTAATCTTGTTGCACTAACCATGCAAAGATAACTAAACACATTACAAGATCATCATTATACCCTTCGTCTGCTTCAAACGATTGCTTATTTTGTATGAAGGTAGTTAGCTCAGCAACAATGTTATAATCCTTAACAAGTAGCTTGTCATCTTCTACAAGATGCTTCAGGTTAGAGCAACCTTGTGCCTTAACAGTCTTGGACATTTTGACACCCATCTGTGTCTTATTACCTGAGAACCCTTGACCTACTACCTGACCTGCACGTCCTCTCATAGCACACATGAGTACATTCTCATACTCAATATCATAGAATAAACTAGAAGCAACTGCTTCTCCAATATCATTAACTTCTATAAGGATGTGTGCATTATTATAATTGGTACCCACGTTGTATATAACGTTGGGGAAGAGCATAGGTCTTACTTCATTACTTCTATATTTTGCTACCAATGACCATGGTGCTTTAGTTATATCAATAACTACAAAGGCAGAATAATCCTGTGATAAACCACGAGATACGTCAACACATATGATATAGTCATGATCGCTAATAGGATCTTCATAAACATCTAGTCCAGCATTCTTTACGATAGGATCGTCGTAAACCAATGTTCTCAGTTTAGCAGCCGATATTAATGTGTCAACAGATCCTAAGAACTCACACTCAAACTCTTGAGTGAACTGTCTTTCAGATGTGTTAGCAATAGTAGTCTCTTTCCATTTGGCATCTCTGCCAGGTACTTTACTCCAATGTACCTCAGTCCATGCATATCCATTCCTACCTTTCTGTGCGTCAACCCATAGTTTATAGAAATGATTCATACCATATGGAGTTGATATGATAATTACTTTCGTTTTTGTACCAGAAGTAATAGTAGGGTAAACAGAACTAAAGAATGCTTCTGCGATATGATTTGGGATAAAGGCGAACTCGTCGAGGAAAATGATATTGAACGACATGCCTCGGACAGCACTTGCAGATGTAGAAGCTGCCAATATCTTTGATCCATTTTCTAACTCCATGCTACCTTTGTTGTACACAATAATACCCTGCTGTAGCCATAAAGGTAATTGTTCATATGCTAATTGCAATCTCCCAAGCAAATCCCTAGCAGTGGATAATTTGTTTGCAAGAATACCTATATTAACATTATCATTAAACAGCGCATAATGCAAAAGGTAAGACACACATGTAGTGGACTTACCAGTCTGACGAGGTAACTTTGCTATATTGAATCTATTATTATGAAACTTCTCAATCAGCTCTTCCTGAAAATCCCACATCTCAAAAGGAACTATACCTTCATCAAGAGATATGATCTTGATATAGTTCCTAGTGAAATAGATAGGATTATCCTTACACTTAAGATACTCCTCAATTTGTTCTTGAGTAAATTGTATCTCAGTACCAACCTTTTTAAGATTGGGATTGCCTAAGTAAAAATCTGATTTTTCAGTCATACTAATGTGTTTCTAACCA